TTAAAAGGACATATTCCTGATGCAGTTATTGCACAAATTCCAGACACGGCAGCAAAATTTAATATCACTACACCTTTAAGATTAGCTCATTTTCTAGCACAATGTGGTCATGAAAGTGCTGGATTTAAAGCTGTATCTGAAAACTTAAATTATTCAGCAGATGGATTAGTTAAGATATTTGGAAAGTATTTCAATGTTGGTACAGCAGCTGGATATGCACGTAATCCAGAAAAGATTGCTTCTAAAGTGTATGCAAATAGAATGGGTAATGGAGATGAAGCTTCTAAAGAAGGTTGGAAATTCCGTGGTCGCGGATATATTCAATTAACAGGCAAATTTAATTACACAGGATTTACTAAATTTATCGGAGAAGACTGTGTTGCCAATCCAGATCTAGTAGCAACTAAATATCCTTTAGCTTCGGCAGCATTTTTCTTTAATTCAAATAACTTATGGTCTATTTGTGATAAAGGAGCTGACAATGCAGCTGTTACAGCAGTTACAAAGCGTGTTAATGGAGGTACTATTGGCTTAGCAGACAGAATTAAACACTTCAAAGAATATTATTCTTTACTAGCATAATTTAATACAGTATTCAATAAAGAAGGTCCAATTCATTTGGACCTTTTTTACTGTAACGATATTTATATTAAAGGATTACACATGGCAATTACAATCCCAATATGGACAGGCTCATCAAGTTTTGTAACTGGTAGTACTCAGTTCGGATTTTTTGATACCGATACTGAATTTCAGCTACACGCTGATAAGGTAGCGTCATGGTGTGCAACTCGTTTAGGTTATCCATTAAATGATGTTGAACTTCAAGCTTTACATTTCTATGCGTGTTTTGAAGAATCTGTATTAGAGTATTCTAATCAAATTAATCAATATGCAATTAGAGACAATATGTTTCAGTTGCAAGGCACATTGACATCTGGGTCTAACTTCACCGGTAAGCCGGTTAATCCTACCTTAAATCGTCTTGTGCAAGTAGCAAAGAATTATGGCACTGAGGCAGGTTCTGGAGGATATTTGACATATAAAACAGCATCTATTGCGGTTTCATCAGGAACTCAAGTTTATAACTTACGTGATTTTTCTTATGAAGTTGCTTCTGACATATCATCGTCAATTGAAATCAAAAAAGTATTTCATGACACTCCTCCTGCTATTGTAAGATATTTTGATCCATTTATCGGAACAGGTTTAGGGTCTCAACAAATGTTAGAGAATTTTGGATGGGGTGGATATTCTCCAGGCGTATCATTTTTAATGATGCCAGTATATGCTGATTTATTAAGACTTCAAGCTATTGAATTTAATGATATGATTCGTAAATCAGCTTATAGCTTTGAAGTTAGTGGAGATAGATTAAGAATATTCCCAGTTCCGACTTATGATTATAATCTGTATATCAATTACATTACAGTAGAAGATAAAGCTGCTGCGTCTAATCAATATGCAGGTAAAAATGTCGTTGGAGATTTTTCAAATGCCCCGTATGAGTTACATCAATATTCAAATATTAATCCAGCAGGCCAACAATGGATATTCAAATATACATTAGCCTTAGCAAAAGAAGTTTTAGGAAATATCAGAAACAAATATAGCTCTATTCCAATTCCAGGTTCAGAAGTAACTTTAAATGGAGCTGATTTAGTTTCTCAAGCACAAACAGAAAAAGAAGCATTGATAGCTCAATTAAGAGAGAATTTAGATGCAGTATCTCGCCAAACTCAGTTAGCAAAAATGACTGAAGAAGCAGATAATGTTCAATCTCAATTAAATAAAGTACCAATGGCAATATACGTAGGATAATGGCATTATTTGGAGGACAACGAGATGTATCACTTTTAAGAAGTTTAAATAAAGAACTTCTGCATCGGTTTATTGACACCGAAGTGCTATTGTACAAATTAAACTTAAATGCTACTCCGTCTAATATTTATGACGAGACAGATTCAAAAGTATATACTCAACCAATATTAGTTTATAGTTTAGCGACAGTAGATGATACCGTTTGGACTAATGAAGAATATGGAGCTGATGTAACTCAAGCAGCTACATTTGCATTTTTACGTGATGACTTAGTGACAGTTGATACGTTAGTTGAAATTGGAGATATAATTGAATATCGTTCAAGATTTTTTGAAATTGACGCAACTGAAGAAAACCAAAATTTTGTAGGTAAAAATCCTGAAAATTGGTTTGGTGGAGATACTCATGGTTATAGCGTTTCTATTATTTGTCAAGCACATATGACTCGTCAATCTAAAGTTAATGTTGTTCAAACTCGTTTTGGAGTTACTGAAACGATTAAAAGTAAAACCTTACCACGTAATTTATAATGAGACCTGATAAGCCAATAAAAACAGAAGCTACTTTTACTTCAAATTCTGAAGTAAAGCGTTTAGCTGGCCAGACAAATATAAAGCGTGACGGGTCAGTTAAAGATATTTCAATTGCTCTTTATGACGTAGATTATGCAATTAAATGGCACATTGAAAATACTATACATCCTACTATAACAGAAGAAAATTCTATTATAACAGTTCCTGTATTATTTGCTGCTGGCGAGAAATGGTCAGCAGTTCAAAAGCATGGTTACCTTAGAGATAACCAAGGAAAGCTTCTTACTCCGATGTTAATGATTAAAAGAAATTCAGTAACTAAAAGAGAAGACATTCAAGATTTAAAAGTATTAGAAACTCAAGAAGCTCGAATTACTTTTGAAAGAAAATATACAGCAGCTAATAAATACGATAGATTTGGTTTATCTAATAAACCTCCTACAAAAGAATATTATTCAATGGACGTACCTAAATTTGTACAAATTGAATATGAACTTTTAATTTGGACAAATAACTCTATTCAATTAAATGAAATAGTAGAACAGCTTATGTGGTTCGACGGAAAGGCATTTGGCGACTCTCATAAATTTATTACACATATTGATCCTCCAACATTTGAGGCAATTAATAGTACAGGAGAAGATAGAATCGTAAGAGCAAATATGTCAATGAGAACAAAGGCTCATATATTAAATACTCATGGACCAAACGCGCCTTCATTATACAAATTAAACCCTGTTAATAGAATAGTAATTGCTTTAGAAGTTGATACTAGTATTGAAAGCACAACTTCTAATGTATTAGCTCCTTCAATGCAATCGACAGCAATTCAACCAGTATTAGGTGCAAGTTCTACTAGCAGTGGAACGGGTACTACAGGTAATATTACCCAAGCATTAACTTATATTAATACAAATAATCAATTAACAGGGACAGTTTTAAATAGCATTACAGTGTCATTTAATTCAGGATGGATTCAAGCTCCTGATTCACTTCCTGTAACTACAATTGATAATTTTATATTTTATGCTAATGGAGTTTTAATTGAACGTTCAGCAATTGCTTCATTTACGACGACAGGTACGACAAGCACTTTAGTTATCAATTCTACAAATTTAGGATATACATTAAGTGCACAAGATGAAATTATTGGAATTGGAAAATTTATAAATCAAGATAATTAATGTCAATTGTAAAAGGTAAACAACTAGGAAATGCAGAATTAACCGGATCACTATACGGTTCAGCTTCATATGCTCTAAAAGCCGAGTTTGCTCTTAATGCCGCAGCACCAAGTTATATAACACTCGAATCAGTTAAAGCTAGTATCAGTGACACGGGCGCAAACGACGGTACTATCTTTACAATTACGTCTGGATCTGGTAACCAAAATTTACTAACATTATCAAATTCCGGTAATTTAAAGGTACCACAATTAGAAGTATCAGGAAGCACTAATGATTTATTGTTAGTAAATAACGTAAGTAATCAAACAATTTTTAGAGTACGTCAAGAGCGCGTATTTTCATCGACGCTAGCTGTCGGCGATTTAACAGTAGGTCAAGTAGTAATTGGTGGAGGAAATTCCAGTTTGTCGACTATAGCAATCAATGGTACTGGTAGTATTGTAGCAACTACAGGAGCGACTAATGTCGTTATGACTGGTTCATTTAGTGGAAGTTTAACTGGAAATGCGACAACAGCTTCTCATGCCGTAAATAGTTTAATTACAGCGTCGGTATCTTCAAACACCATAACATTTACAAAAGGAGATGGAAGCACTTTTCCAATTACAGTAAACACAGGATCAGGCGCCTCTGGCGGTAGCACTTTTCCATTTACTGGAAGTGCAATAATTTCAGGATCGTTAATAGTAACAGGATCATTAAACGTATCTGCCGGAATAACAGGTTCTTTATTTGGATCAGCCTCGTATTCTACACAAGCATTAAGCTCATCATACTCAAATACAAGTACTTCAGCGTCATACGCTATTACAGCTTCATACGTATTAAACGCAGTAAGTGCATCGTTTTCAACATTAGCACAAACATCTAACACTGCATCTTACGTAGTAACAGCTCAAACAGCTTCGTTCGTAAGAACAGCTCAAACAGCAAGCTATGTTCAAAATGCTGTAAGTAGTTCATTTGCTACAAGTGCATCTTATGCGTTAAGTGCATCTCTAGCTCAAACAGCTTCATACGCGTATCAAGCAGCTATTCAATATGTAACGAACAGTTTACAATCTTTAACAGGAATTGAAGTAGCTGACTTTGATAGTAACACTGCAGTAACTTTTGTCAATGGAGTTCTTAAATTTATATTTGGAACACCGACAGCACCTTCAGCTCCAACCGCTACATTTAATAGTACTTTTGTAACGAATAGATTTAATAAAGTAACTGACAATTATGACATTACTGGATCTTGGACAGTTGGAGGATATACTTTAATATCAGCTTCACTTTGGGAAAATAATGTTAAATTAACAGGAACTACCTCAGGGACAAGTTTATTATATAATACAACCACTACTGGTAGTCGTACTTATGTATTACAAGTTACAGCTTCTAGTCCATTAGACGGAAGTATTAATTCACAATCGACTACATTAACCGGTACGCTATCTAAAACAAATCCAGGATCTCCGACAATTACGCCAACAGCAACAGTTCAATTAGGATCAACTTCAAACCAAATTGAACAAGGAGCAACAGGATCTATTTCATTCACTTCTGGGTCAGGTACCGCTAACTCTTGGATACATAATTATACATTATCTAGTGTAGCAACTCCTATATTTGTTACAGGTTCAGCTACAGGCTCAACTTCAATATCAGCAACAGCTACTTCATATTATTCTTCGTCAGGCGTGCTAGGAGCTGATAATAGTCCTGCATTAACGACGACAACGACTAACTCATTTACATATACTAAAATTAGAAGTGTAAGGGCAGGCGTATCAAGCCAAACTAGTTTTACTGCAGATCAATTAGAAAATTTAGCACTTTGGGATATAACTTTAGGAGGTTCAGTTGGAACGATTGCAAAAGGAACGACAGATCCGTTAAATTACCAAATATCACTAACTACTTCTGGTCAATATTTTTATTTCGTAGTAGATAGTTCATATACATTAAATGGAATTTTAAATGTTAATAACTCAAACTCTAATGACTTAGCAGTATATACAGCTAATACCGTTGGAAATTATAAAGTATATAGATCAAATAATATATCATCGGCTACGATTTTATATAAATTAACAAGATAATATGGCAATTAGTACAATACAAGGATATAATCTATCAGCTACAGAACCTATTGATAGCAGATTTACAGTTGTTAATCAAACTGCTAGATTATCTATAGCTACATTTAATGTATATGAAGGTCTTATAGTATATCAACAAGATACAAATGAAATTTATGTATTAATTGATGCCGCTACACCTTCATCTACTTCAAGTTGGCAGTTATTAGGAAGCAATTTAACTGGTTCATTTGCTACAACTGGTTCAAACACTTTTATTGGTAATCAAACAATAACAGGATCTTTGAGAGTATCTGCTGGAATAACTGGATCGTTAGAAGGAACAGCATCATACTCTACATCGTCAAGTTATTCAATTCAAGCTATATCAAGTAGTTATAGTCTAAGTTCGTCTTTAGCACAAACAGCATCATTTATAGCTACTGCATCTTGGGCATCAAACTCTGTAACAGCTTCTTATGTAAGAAATGCAGTTTCTGCCTCATACTCATCCACAGCAAGTTATACTCCAAATTACTTACCATTATCAGGCGGAACTATAACGGGCAATTTAATTATTAATGGAACAGCTTCTATTAGCTATTTAAACGTTAATTATGAGACAGCATCAATAATATATTCTTCAGGTTCAAACCAATTTGGAGATGCGACAAACGATACTCAAACATTAATAGGAACAATAAAAGTATCAGGTTCTCAACAAGTAACTGGATCTTTAAATGTAACTGCTGGTATAACAGGTTCATTACAAGGTACTTCAAGTTGGGCTAATAACGCAATAAGTTCATCTTATGCATTAACAGCATCATATGTAATAACTGCTCAAACAGCCTCATACGTTTTACAAGCAGTAAGTGCATCATATGCATCTAGTTCTACAAGTGCTTCATATGCATCTTCTTCAACAAGTGCATCATATGCTTTAACATCTTCGTATGTTTTACAAGCAGTAAGTTCATCATTTGCTTCAACTGCATCATACTTTACAGGAACGGTAATTAGTTCATCATACGCTTCTAGCTCTACTAGTGCATCTTATGCTGCGACTGCTTCATTACCATTACGTGGAATAATAACGGCTTCAGCAAATAATACAACTATTACTTTTACAAAAGGAGACGGAACAGTATTTGATGTAACTGTATCACAATCAGGTTCAGTAGCAACAGCATCATATGCTTTATTTGCTGAACAAGCAAGATCATCCTCATATGCTGCTACAGCTTCTGTGTTATTAGGAAGTGTTGTTAGTTCATCATACGCTTTATCGTCTTCATATTCTTTATCGTCATCATACGCTGTTAGTGCGTCTATAGCAACAAGTTCTTCATATGCAGCTACAGCATCTTTAGCACCTAATTATACTTTATTAACAACTTTTAATAATTACACAGGTTCAGCTAGAACTGGTAGTTTTACAGGTTCATTTACAGGATCATTTTTAGGAACAGCATCATATGCTACAAATGCTTTATCAGCATCATATTTCTCAGGTAGTGTATCTAATGCAATAAGTGCTTCTTACGCTGCGACATCATCAATAGCAACTAGTGCTTCATATGCATTTAATTCAACAAGTGCGTCATTTGCTTCTACTGCTTCAATAGCTACTAGTGCATCTTATGCTTCAAATGGTGGAGTAACTCAATTATTAGCAGGACCAAACATAACATTAGGACCAACAAATGGATTAGGACAAGTTACAATTACTGCTACTTTAAGCGGAAGTACAAGTTTTAATACTGCAACTGGTTCTTATGGTAGTTTTTACGATACAACTACACAAACAAATCCAGTAGCAAACATACCTCGTTCAATGTCTCTTAATACAACAGACATTACAAACGGAGTATCAGTATCAGGATCAACAAATCCCTTCAACACCTACATTAAAACACAAAATGCAGGTGTATATGATATCCAATTTTCTGCTCAAGTAGATAAAATAGATTCTGGAACTGATGAGATAGTAATTTGGTTAAGAAAAAATGGAATTGACTTAACAGATACAGCTACTACTATAACATTGAATGGTAACAACGATAAACAAGTTGCAGCTTGGAACTGGTTTGTAAATTCAGCAGCTAACGACTACTATCAAATTATATGGCTTTCAGCTGACACTGATATGAGATTACTAGCAGAACCAATCTCAGGAACACATCCAGGTATCCCTTCTGTAATAGTAACAGCAAATAGAGTAGATCAATTTTTATCAAATACAGGTTCATTCTCAGGTTCATTTACTGGAGATTTAATTGGAACTGCAGCAACAGCATCTTACATTTCACCTACCTTTATATCAGCTTCAGCTGCAGCTGCAGGATTTGGAAGTGGCGGTGGTGGCGGTGTAGGAGATTATGTAGCTAGTAGTTGGACTGGATCAACTACATCTCAATTTGCAGGTACAGCTTCATTTGCAACAACAGCTCAAAATGTATTAGGATCAATTGCATCAGCAGCAACTGCATCTTATGCAACAAGTTTTGTAATAGGTACTGGAGGTACACTAACGCTAGATGGAAATTTAATAGACTCATCCACAGTAAGTTCAACGCTTGTAGGATCAAATAATCTATATCAACAAGCAACTGGTTCATATACATCCGTTCATGGAAAATATACAATATATAAAGGAGCTAATTCAAGAGCAGGAGAATTTGTGACTTCGTGGAATGGTACAACAACATCATACTACGACAACTCAACAGTAGATATAGGAGATACAGCAGATATAGTATTTCAATCTTCAATTGTAACTAGCCAAATACAAATTAATGCAGTGTCAGCAACTTCAGGATGGACTGTAAAAATGTTAGTTACATATTTATAATAAGACAAATAGTTGGATAGGGAAAACTAGATAAACATGGCAAACGAATTTACAGCTCGCAATGGCATCATTGCTAAAAATAATTCAGTAATAACAGGATCTTTAATAGTAACTCAAGGTATAACGGGTTCTCTATTTGGAACAGCTTCATTTGCTACAAGTGCATCTTATGCGTTAAGTACATCTCTAGCTCAAACAGCTTCATACGTGTTAAACGCGGTAAGCGCTTCATTAGCAACATTATCTCAAACAGCCAATACAGCATCTTATGTAGTAACAGCTCAAACAGCTTCGTTCGTAACAACAGCTCAAACAGCTTCATATGTATTAAATGCTTTAAGTGCATCTCGTGCTACTAGTGCAGCAAATGCCGACACTGCATCTTATATATTAAACGCTGTAAGTTCATCTTATGCTTTAAGTTCATCTTTTGCAATAAGTTCATCTTTAGCTCAAACAGCTTCTTTTGTAACTTTAGCACAAACTGCTAGCTACATATTAAACGCAGTAAGTGCTTCAAGATCAATATCATCAGCAAATGCCGATACAGCTTCTTTTGTAACTTTAGCACAAACTGCTAGTTATGTTCAAAATGCAATAAGCGCTTCTTATATTGTAACAGCTCAAACAGCTTCATATGTATTAAATGCTGTAAGTAGTTCATTTGCTACAAGCGCATCTTATGCGTTAAAGGCAGTATCTGCCTCTATAGCAACAAGTGCTGTCACAGCTGACACAGCTGACAAAGCAGATCAAGTAAGAGTAATAGACAATGTAAACTCTCTACTATACTTTCCTTTAATAGCATCATCTAGTGCAGGTTATCAACAAGTAACCACCACAGCAAACATATCGTACGATACAGATAATAGCATTCTTATTGCTGAATCATTCCAAGGAATATTCCAAGGAAATTTAGAAGGAACGGCTAACGATGCATTAAGTGCTCAAACAGCTTCATATGTATTAAATGCTGTAAGTAGTTCATTAGCACAAACAGCTTCATATGTAAATACTCTAAATCAAAATGTATTAATATCTGGTTCATTAACAGTAGGTAGTGGCTCTATCGGGCCATTTGAAAATACACTAATTTTAGGTGCACGCGATTCAGTTAATGAAGGAGGTCAACTCGTATTTAATGCTCCAGGTGGTACATACACTTCAGCTTCGTTTATCGCTCTTGATCGAAATCGTTTAAGTATATTAAAAGGCACAAATAGTACAACTATCACAGAAGCTGCAAATTGGAGTATGCACAATTTACAAATGCAATTGCCGGCATACAATTCAGTTGGAGCATTTCCAGGAACAGTAGCAGGCTTATTAGCATTTGATTCATCAGGTAACATCATTACAGCAGCAACAAGCTCAGGTGGTGGATCAACTTCACCAGGCGGTTCAAACACACAAATACAATACAATAATGGTAGCGCTTTTGGCGGAGTATCTACACTAACATTTGATGGTACAACATTACGAGCAACAGGTTCATTTACTGGATCGCTTACTGGTGCATTAGTTGGTACTGCAAGTTGGGCTAGTAACGCAGTAACAGCTTCATATGTATTAAATGCCGTAAGTAGTTCATTTGCCAGAAGTAGTTCATTTGCTACTAGCGCATCTTACGCTTCAGTTACACTTGCAAACGTATTAGCAACAGGCAATACAACAAATAACCAAGTTATTACTAGTAATAATGCATCTTCCTCTATTAGCGTAAATGATAACTATATTGACATAGTAAGAGATGATAGGAATATACTTATTAGCGACACAGCGATAGTTATTACTGAAGGTACATTTGGATCTTCGATAGAATTATTAGAAGGTGATGCATTAGTAAACTTTACAGGTCGTTTTGCAGCTAATGGAGAAGATGTTATAACTTCATCATCTTTAAATACAGCATTAGCAACAAAGCAAAACACACTAACATTAACCACAACAGGAACAAGTGGTGCAGCTACATTAGTAAGTGGCACATTGAACATCCCACAATATACAGGTGGAGGTGGTGCTGCATTTCCATACACAGGAGATGCTAGCATATCGGGTTCATTAACAGTAACGGGTTCACTAATAGTATCAGGTTCATCATTAAAAATAGATATACCATCTAAAGCTAACGGATATGTTTTAACTTCAGATGCATCTGGTAACGCTACTTGGGCAGCAAGCTCAGGTAGCGGTGCTGCAAGTACCCCAGCTATAAGAAAAGCACAACCAAGAATAACAAGAGAAACATATTACTAAAAATAAATAAATTATGGCAGCAGGAATAGATCCAATATACGTAGCAACCCCAAAGATAGGGTTTGGCTCGACAAATTTAACTACAGCTAACACAGGTTCAGACGGTACAGGAACAGTAAGTACATTAATGACCGCAGGTCCTAGTGGCTCTTTTGCAGAAAAGGTAATAGTAAGACATTTAGGAACAAATATACAAACAGTCTTACGTATATTCATAAATAATGGCAGTACGAATGCAACGGCTGCAAATAATAGATTAATTAGAGAGGTTACCGTACCTGCAAACACTTTATCACAGACTGCAGCTAGTTTAGCTATTGACGTTCCTATTAATATACCTATACAAGCAAATTACACTTTATTAGGAACCATAGGTACAACAATAGCATCTGGATTAGCTTTAACAACTGTATACGGAGATTATTAATCATGACTGGTTTAACTTATAAAGATAATTTTAGTAAAGTATTTGACTATACAGACGCTATTGAAACCTTTGTAATTCCAAAAAACGCTGCAATGCTTCATATTTGGGCGATAGGAGCAGGAGGAAACGGTGGTGCAGGCTTTTCAAGACCATCAGGTTCTGCTGGAGGAGGTGGAGGTGGAGGTGCTAGCGGCACAATAGTTACCATGATAATACCTACAAAAGTTTTACCATCATCATTATATATACAAGTTGGTAAAGGCGGCGGTGGTAATACTGATGGATGGAGTAGAGTTATGCTTCGTATGTCTAGCAGTAATAACACAGTAACGGATAGTTTATTGGTAGCATTGGCTGGAGGTAATGGTAGTGCAGGAGCAGCATCAGGAACAGCAAATGGTGGTGCAGCTCAAACTTACAGTTTAACAAACAACTTATATGCAGGATTAGGAATTACAACTACACCAAATGGTCAAGCAGGTTCTTCAGGTGGTGCTGGAATTGGAATAAATGGAAGCCCATTAACTGTTTTTAATACTACCGGATTGCCATTTACAGGTGGCACGGGTGGTGGTGGTTGCACAACAATTAACACAGTTGGTGGCAATATAAATCCTAGTACTAACGCTCAACAACAGTTAGGTATTACATTAGCAGGTGGTCTAGCAGGAGGTGGTAATGGATCAAATGGATTACAATTTGAAGAACCGTTTGCATGCTATGGCGGTACCGGCGGTGGTAGTAATAATACAGGAGTAGGTGGAAACGGAGGTAACGCAACTATTGGATGTGGTGGTGGAGGAGGAGGTGCTGGTGTAACCGGTGGCTCTGGAGGTGTAGGTGGTAATGGAAGAGTAATAATAACATGGTTTTAAATATAAAAAATACATACACCAAACTGTATTATGATAGGAATTAATTATAAAGATAATTTTAGTAGAGTATTTGATTATTCAGGGGATGTAGAAACTTTCGTAATTCCAAAAAATGCAACTATGTTGCACATTTGGGCGATAGGAGCAGGAGGTAATGGAGGTAATGGGTTTTCAAGAGTTGCAGGTAATCCAGGTGGTGGTGGTGGTAGCGGAGCTTCAGGTGCGCAAGTTACCATGATAATACCTGCAAGATTTCTACCTTCATCCTTGTATATCTATGTTGGTAAAGGCGGAGGCGGCAATAGTACAGATAGTGGTTACACTAAAGTAATGTTTCGTAGAGGTGATACTGGTGTTAGTATAGTAGCGGATAGTTTATTATTAGCTAACTGCGGATTGAATGGTGGTAACGGTTCTGCAGCTGCAGTAGGTTCGGCTGGCACTGGACAAAATTATTCTTTAAATAACAATGCATTTGCAGGATTAGGAACACTTTCAGTTACACAATCTCAAACCGGAGTTGTCGGTGGCACTCCATCCGGGTCAGTAGGAACAAATGGTGGTAGCCTTACAATTTCTAGCCCATTTACAAACGGCGCAGGTGGTGCAGGGTGTACAACTACCGATTATCAAGGCGGAAACATAGTACCTAACACCAATGCACAACTGCATGCAGGAATTACTAGACAAGGTGGACAAAATGCCGGAGATAATGGTTTAGACGGATTGTTTTTTGAAGAACCATTAATAGGTTATGGAGGTTCTGGAGGCGCTAGTAACAATAGCGGTGTTGGAGGAAAAGGTGGCAATGGAGCAATCGGTTGTGGAGGAGGAGGAGGAGGTGCAGGCGTTACGGGTGGTGTAGGTGGCGCAGGTGGTAATGGAAGAGTGATAATAACATGGTTTTAAATATAAAATAAATTATCAGAACGTAGTATGACAGGACTTACTTATAAAGACAACTTTAGTAAAGTATTTGACTATACCGGCGATGTAGAAACTTTCGTAATTCCTAAAAATGCAACTATGCTATATGTATGGGCAGTTGGTGGAGGAGGAAATGGTGGTGCAGGCTTTTCAAGAGCTGCAGGTAATCCAGGTGGAGGTGGAGGCGGAGGCTCTTGTGGTGGAATAACGATGATGTTAATACCTACAAGATATTTGCCGCCAACATTATACATACTAGTTGCGGGTGCAGGTGCTGACGCTGGTACATATGCTGGGGCTTCTTGGGTAATGTTCCGTAGACCTAATGCAGCAGGTACTATAGTATCAGATAGCATAGTAATGGGTATCCCTGGGTTTAATGGAGGTAATGGTACTGCTACAGCAGCAGGCGCAGCCGGCGGTACAGGTACTTATTTTAGCCAACACAACGTATATTCAGGATTAGGAATATTTCAAACTTTGGCGCAACTAGCAGGCGCGGCTGGCGGTGCGCAAACTGGTCAGACAGGGTTTATAAATTCAGCCTTTAATGGTGGTATACCATTATCAGGTGGTGCAGGTGGTGCAGGATGTACTACGACAGACTTTGCAGGTGGCAGTATAAATCCTAGTAGTAACGCTCAACAACATGCAGGATTTACATTAGCAGGTGGTGGTAGTGTTTTTGGTCAATATGATGGGTTAAATGGATTACAATTTGAAGAACCTTTTACTTGCTATGGTGGTTCAGGTGGCGGTAGTAATAATAGTGGCGTAGGTGGTAAAGGTGGCAATGGTGCTATTGGATGCGGAGGTGGTGGTGGCGGTGCTGGTGTAACAGGAGGAGCAGGTGGTCGTGGCGGAAACGGCAGAGTAATAATAACATGGTTTTAAATAATTAAAAATAAAAATAAAAACAACAAAAAAATGGAAACATTACAGTATCAAACAGAAGTAAACAATTACATAGATAACCTAGTAATTAAATTACAAAAAGATTGCCCTGATAAAGACGTATCTAGGAATGCTTTTAAAAACACAGTTCTTACTTATACAAGTGAAAAAGAACTAAACGATTATTTAGTTTATTCTACTACACAAGCAGTAGCTATTAAAGACGCATTTATTTGTGCAGATGCCTTTTTTGCATTGCGTTGGCCAGCGTTGATTGAATTAATAAACAACCTATAAAAGAAGGTTTATTAAGTAAGCTAAGGGAAGATTAATACAATAATAGATCTGGCTGGATATTACAACTTCTTTTATCGTCAAATATTATCAAGTACTTTCGTTTGAAATTTATTTAACGTAATTAATAAACCTTTACGTATACATACTGTTTCAAAAGAATTAACCATAATTATTTATGTATATTAATTATTTACTAAGTAATAAGAATTAGTATATTAAATATAATAAAATATAATTAGTTATGGAACAAATTAAATTGACGGATCAAGAAATCCAACAAATTCAAGATTTGCGAACAAAATACGCAAATATCACTGCTCAATTAGGACAACTTAAAATTGAACAAATTTTAATAAATAAACAGTTATCTCGTTTAAATGATTTAGAAGATCAATTTACTAAAGAATATGAGCAAGTTCAGTCAGAAGAAGAACAATTTGCTAAAGTTATCACTGAAAAATATGGCATCGGAGATGTTAATTTAGAAACTGGTATCTTTACGCCTGATTCACCATCTGTTTGATGCTTGTAATTCATATTTATTAGTATATAAATCTTAAACTTAATCTTTAAAAACGTAAATAACAATGGCAGAAAAAATCGTTAGCCCCGGTGTGTTTACCGCTGAAAAAGATTTGTCTTACTTGCCTCAAGGTATTGCTGAGATTGGAGCTGCATTTATCGGACCAACAATAAAAGGTCCTGCAATGGTTCCAACATCAGTATCATCTTATGGTGAGTTTGTGCAAATTTTTGGTGACACAGACCCAAATTTATACTTACCTTATTCAGCTAAGGAGTATTTACAAAACTCTGGACAATTAACAGTTGTTCGTACATTACATGATAATGGATATTCATTATCAAATCCAGTTGCAGTTATTGCATCTGGCTCATTTGGTAGAAGAAATATCGCATTAATTCATCCTTCTCAAGTAGTATCTGAAACGACAACGTTTTACGATGGCACTACTTCAATGTTTAGTAAGTCTGTATTGAATTCTAATATTTCTGGTTCTGTAGTATTAAATATTTCAGGAGCGTATACCGTAGACACCGCTGCTTTCCCTAACGCTTTAGGAAACGATTCAGCAGTTTATAGCGCTTCGCTAAATAGTAATGATGCTAACTTTTTAACAAAAGTATTTAGTAAGCAACCAAAGGTAACTTCAGCACCTGGTTATTTGTATACAATGTTTAGCGCAGCAGCTTCTGCTTCGTTAGCTGCAGATCCAAATTGCCGTATTGAGTTACAATCAGGTTCATTTGATTTTTCAAATTCATATTCTGAAGCCGCTACTCCATGGATTATATCTCAGACAGTAAATGCATTAAATCAAAACCTATTCAAATTCCACACTATCGCTTCAGGTAATAGTGCAAATTACGAAATTAAAGCAGCTATTTCAGATATTAAGCCTGCAGGAACAGTAGCTGGTTCGGAGTATGGTTCATTTACCGTATTAATTCGTGCCATAGACCAAACTAAATTAACAGCTTTAGGTTCTCCATTTACAACTCAAGACTCTGATCAACGTCCAAACATCTTAGAATCTTTTGATAATGTAAACTTAGATCCTAATTCTCCAAGATTTATTGCTCGAGTAATTGGTGACCGTTATAAAACTTTCTCAAGCGGAAAAGTTATTGTTAATGGAGATTATGCAAATAAATCTAAATATGTATATGTAGAAGTTGATGCGAACGTAACAAATGGTGTTTATTCTCCAGAATTAGTTCCTTTTGGATTTGCTGCTTTGTATAGCCCAATTCCTTCAACGTTTACAACTTCAACACCTGCAGCTAGCTTTATAACTGCTCAAACTATCAATGGTATTTACAACAAACGTAGATATTTTGGATTTGACTTTGACTTTGCTTTAACAGATAACGCAAATTACCTTTGTCCTCTTCCTAAAACAAACGCAACAGTTGGTAACAACGTTAAGTTCTTATTGTCAAATTATTCTCAAGATGCTTCAGCAACAGGCGGTGCTGTCACAATTGGTCTAACATCAGCTACTTCAATTAATTCTCGTAAATTCGTAGTTCCTTTCCAAGGTGGATTTGATGGAGTTCAACCAAACCGTCGCATCTTAACAGGAGCTTCAATTGCAGCTTCAAATACTCAAGGATATGATATCGCAACTTCAACATCTAACGACTATTCAGTATATATAAATGCTATTGATGCAGTGTCAAATCCTGATGAATTAGATATTAACATGTTAGTAATGCCTGGTGTTATTGAATCATTACATCCAGCAGTTATTGATTACGCTTCTAATATGTGTATTGACCGAGGTGATACTTTCTTAGTATTTGATTGTGTTGGATTAACAGACAACATTGCAAACGCTGTCAGCGCAGTTCAATCTTTAGATAACAATTATGCAGCTACTTACTATCCATGGGTAAAAATTATGGATTCAAATATTAACAAACCAGTTTGGGTTCCTCCAACAGTAGTTATACCTGGTGTGTTATCATTTAACGATAAGGTAGCAGCTGAATGGTATGCACCTGCAGGTTTAAATCGTGGTGGATTATCAACAGTATTAGATGCTTATACAAGATTAACTCACGCTGAAAGAGATACACTTTATGAAGGTCGTGTTAATCCAATTGCTACATTCCCTGGAACAGGAGTATGTGTATGGGGTCAAAAAACACTTCAAGCTAAACCTTCAGCATTAGATAGAATCAACGTAAGAAGATTGTTAATTGCAGTTAAGAAATTTATTGCGTCTGCTTCTAAATATCTAGTATTTGAACAAAACACAGCTAATACTCGTAATCGTTTCTTAAATATCTGTAATCCTTATTTAGAGTCTGTTCAACAAAGACAAGGTTTATATGCTTTCAGAGTTATAATGGATGAAACAAATAACACTCCAGATATTATTGACAGAAACATTATGTATGGTCAAATTTTCTTACAACCTACTAAGACTGCTGAATTCATTGTTATTGACTTCAACATCTTACCAACAGGTGCTGCTTTTGAACCAATACCATAATAAAATAAACAAAACAAATAAAGAAAAGGCTTCTGGAAACAGGAGCTTTTCTTTTGTTTTTTAGTTTTTATATATTTATTTAAAATAAAAAACAATAGTTATAATGAAACTATCAGAATTAAGAAAAGCAATACGTGAGGAAGTTCGCAAAGTGGTTAATGAGGCTCCAGGCCAAATACGAGACAATAGTGATAATATTAATGCACTAATATCATTACTTAGAAAACCGGGTATAAACAAAGAGGTAAAATCAGAATTAATGGAACTACTATCAGAGCCTCAACACAGAAAGTTTGCTCAGGATTTTGACAATATGATTAGTAATTTTATAGACGAAGCTCTTCCACGTGGAATTTAAGATATGGCATATAGAATAGTAGCAAAATCTCCCAAACATTTAAATGACATAGTAGAAGATATTATGTCATGTTTAACATAAAAAATAAAACAAAAAATGAAACTAACAGAATTTAGAAAACTAATACGCGAAGAGGTTAGAAAGGTAATAAAAGAATCAGATCGCAACATAATGAGCGAAGCAGCTACTTTAGATCCAGCTAAAAAATACTATTGGTTTGAATACTACCCAAATCAGGATGGAACTGCGTTTAATGCAGAAGTAGCTATAACAGGAAAAATATTAATGAGCTTGAAAAAGCTTTTCGATGCCGACGATAATAATGCTTTTGACAAAATACTTGCTGCAGCTAGTAAAAACAAAAGATTCTATTTTACATACGAAGTCTTTGATGAATATTGGAAACAGATAGTTAAATCTCTTGCTGCAAATAAAACTTTTGGTGATTTGACTGAAGAGGGATCTTTTGCAATATCTCCAAATAGTATGGAAGAAGCTAAAAAGAAGGTAAAGAAGATAGAAGCTCAGCAAGCTGTAGATGATATGGATTTTTAAAAACAAATCAAAAATAACAGTTAAAACAAGAAGGTAAATTAGTTAAAGCAGCTATTGAAGATTTATCAAATATAATGATTTCAAAGTAAACTATAAACTTTTCAAA